CGTTCGTGACGATGTTTACGATCCTTGCGTCTGTCTCGGCCTTCGTGTAAACGTTCGTCGTGTCGGCCTTGCCGCTGATGTCCTGATGTTCAGTCAGTAATCCATCGAACGTGACGTTCGTCACCACGTTGTCGTCCATGCCGATGTCGCCGAACTTCGCCGTCGAAACGCTGGCGGCGAATGCGGTTGAAACGGCGGCAGCGGCAAGCGCGAATATAAACACAATCTTCCTCATGTAACAGATCCTCCCAAAGCCTCGAATATCATCTTCAGGCCGTCGGCCATCTTGCGGGCGTTGGCGGTCGAGAACTCGAACGTCTTGCCCTCGAGCGCCCTGCCGACCTGCATGGACGCAAGCCACTCCTGGAGCGTCCCCGTGTAGCCGTTCTCCACGGCCAGCTGATAGGCGCTCTTGCCGTCCTGCCCGTCCTGTCCGGGCGGGCCCTTCATCGTCGCGACCGTCCCGGCCTCGGAGTCGAAGGCCTGGGGCGACCACTCGATGAAGATGCTGCCGACGGCTTCCACGTCCGGCTTCCATGTGCCGCCGGGCAGCTTCTGGTTGAGGTAGGCCACGAACTGATGGCGCGCCGGCTCTCCATGGAAAGCCTTGCGCAGTTCCTCGCCGGTGAGGTCGAGCGTCAGCGCGCCGTCGTCGTAGGCCGACTGCGCGAGCGGGACGGGCGAGCCGGGAAGGAACACGGTGACGACCGGCGTGTAGCCGTCGTCGTCAACCTCCCAGTCGATAAGGTCGATCTTGGCGGATGTTCCGAGGAACAGCTTGCCCTCGTCGATCCATAGGCGGGAGTGTGCCGCGTCGATCCCGAACTTGACCGTCTTCGCCATAGTTGCGCCTCCGTCAGACTTCCTGGCCCTGAGAACGCAGGAGCGCCTTCGCGAGCTCTGCGCAGGAGGCGTTGCCCTTGTAGGGGACGCCGGAAGCGTCGAGCGCGGCGGTCAGCTTCTGCTTGCCGAGCGCGGCCGTCTTCTTCACAAGCTCTTCAAGCGCGATCTTCTCGGCGCGCTTCTGTTCGGCAGCCACTTCCTCGAGCGTGGGCTGGCGCGGTTCGCCGTTGCCGGGTTCGCCGTTGCCGTCGGTCTGCTTCTCGCCGTCGGCGGGCTTGTCGCCGTTGCCGTCGGCGGGCTTGTCGCCGTTGCCGTCGGCGGGCTTGTCGCCGTTGCCGTCGGCGGGCTTGTCGCCAGCCTTGGCGGGAGAGGGGTTGCAGAGCGCTTCGCCCTCGGCCGTCTTGAAATTGCCGAGCACATGCGGCGGGAAGGGGCGTCCGTCTGGCCATTCGATCGTCTCGCCCTTCGACACGATTCCATAGCCCAGGACCTGCGTGTCGGATTTGCAGATAATCTTCATGTCGGTATCCTTCTTTCGGAAAGTTGCTCCGCCGTCCGTACGGAGAACAGACGAACGGACGACGGAGCGGGTGGTGGATATTACGCCTCGACCACGGCGCGGACGGCATCGCCGGCGGCCGCCTGGTCGGTGGCGTCGGACTTCTGGACAAGGTTCATGTCCAGGCCGTTCTCGATCGCGTCGGTGATCTCCGCGAACACGGTGGTCGCCGCGCCCAGCTCGGTCGTCACCTTCGCCTCCGCCTTCAAATAGCGGCGGATGCCGCGCGGAAGACGTCCCTTGTACAGCGTCGCGCCCGAGTTGTTGACCGTGATCAAGTCAACCCAGGTGGTGCCGTCGTACGAGGTGAGTAGCTTGAAGCGGACGACGCCGGAGGCGGGAGCCGCGCCGAGCTGCGCGTTGATGAACAGCCGCCCGTCCACGTCGTCGCCGTTGAAGCGCATGTCGATCAGCTTTGAAGTGATCTCCGTGTTGTTCGCGGCGGCGAGGGGCTTGCGGTCGAAGAAAAACAGAGTCTTGTCGTGCATTGTCTTTTCCTCCTTGGATTAGGCGGAGAACGCGGGCACTTCGGCCTCGTTCACCTTCATCGGGTCCATGATGCGCACCGGAATACCGAAGAGGCGCTTCTCCTTGCGTCCCTCGACCTGATGGAACGAGAACGCGTTCGCGCGGGTGAGGCGCGAGTAGAGCGTGCAGACCTTCTCCCACATCAACTTGTCCATGTAGAACGCCTGCTTCACGTCGTCATCCAGGACACGCATCGACATGCGGTCGATCAGCTCGACGTAGCTGCCCTCGTAGCCCTTGGTAAGCATCAGGTCGCGCTGGATGTTGCAGATACGGCCGCCGTAGCGGTAGTCGCGCACCGCGAGGCCGAGCTTCCAGTAGAGGTACTGGAGGTACGCCTCGTACGTCGCGTCGCCGCCCTTGTCCGGATCGGCGATGTCCACGACGCGCTTGTCGCTCTTCTCGATGCCGCCCGTGCCGTGGCCCTCGGGGTGGAACGCTGTGATCGTGTTCGGCGACCAGCCGACGATCGCGATGGAGCCGAGCTTCGTCTTGTTCGTCGTGTTACCGGTGAGGCCGAGCGCGTTGAAGACGTAGTGGGCCGACTCCGTGTCGTCCGCCGACTCGCTGCCGTACTCGCTGTAGTGCTTGAAGAGACCGTTGATCCCGAGCGGGTTGTCGGAGATGCGGCCATAGACGAGCGCGCTGGCGAGCTCGTTCTTCATGCCCGTGATGTTCGCTCGAATCTCGTCCTCGAGCACGGCGTCCTTGTCCTTGGATTCGTCGTAGAGGGCCTTGTCAACCGTGATCTTCGTGCCCATCCTTCCGGATCCGACCTTGATCTTGGCCTTGCTGCCCTTGTTCGACGGGATGCCGCCGTAGTAGGTGGTCCACACCGGCTTCGGCGTTTCCGTGCGGACCGTGGTCTGGAGCGCGGAGCCGTCGTTGGCCTCGATCACCGTCATGTCGTCCAGGATGTCTACCTTCTTCGAGACGAGCTCGACGATCCTGTGGGCGAAATTGCCCTTGGGGTCGAGGCCCTTCACGAAATCAGCGTAGGTCAGGACTCTTGTTCCGTTTACCTGCATTTTTTTCGTTTCCTTCTTTTTTTCCTCCTGGTACGTCCAGGACCGTCCGCCGCCTTGTGTCGCACCCGCGAACCCGACGGCAAATTGTCGTTAGTTCCACGCCTGGGCGATGCCGCTGAATCCGGCGCTCTGGCCAGTGGTGCCGCTGACGGCGCCGCTGGCGTCCGGCTGCATGTTCGTCGGATGGTGCTGGCCGTACCACTTCATCAGCTCCAGGAACTCGGGATCGTTGCCGATCTCGGAATGGCGGATGACGTAGTTCATCACGCCGTCCTTCTTGAAGGCCGCGTCGATGCCCGCGTTTATCTGCTCGAAGTCGGTCTTGCTGTACTTCTGCACGGCGGCGTCGCGCATCGCCTTGTTGTCGGCGAAGCGCTGCTGCTGGCGTTCCTTGAACTGTTCGATCTGGTACCGGGCAAGCGCGTTGACGAGCTTGCTGGCCATCTCGACGGAAACGCCCGCATCCTTCAGGATCGGAGCGACTGCGTTCATGGCGCCCTGGTCAACTTCGACGTTCTTCGCGATCTCCGCGTCGATCGTCACGCCTTGCGCGTAGTCCTCGACGTTTATCTCCGCCGGCGGCGTGGTGGTCGTGGGCGGCGTGGTGGTCGCGGGCGGCGTAGTCGTAGCCGGTGGCGTGGTGGTCTGCTCGCCAGCTGCAACCGGAATGGCCGTCTCTTCGCCAGCGGGCGGCGTAGTCGTGGTCGCCGGCGGCGTGGTTGTGGCCGGCGGCGTAGTCGTGGCCGGCGGCGTAGTCGTGGCCGGCGGCGTGGTGGTCTGCTCGCCGCTAGCGGGCGGCGTGGTGGTTTGATCTCCCATTGCTTATTCTCCGTTTTCGTTGTTGTCATGCTGCGCCCGGATGCGTGCATCCGCAACAGCGGCAAAGTGCTTTTTCGCAAGTTCGCCAAGGAACTCCGGACCTCCCTCGGCCAGGGCGATCGAATCCTTCAGGAATCCGATCGTCGCCCGCTTGCCTTGCGTAAACTCGTCGAGCGTTCCCGATCCGAAATCCTCTCCGCAAAGTTCCCAGTCGATGTACCTGAACCACGCGCGGAAGTCGTCGTTCTTGACGAGCCTCGTCAGCGACGCGCGGAGGTCGGAGAAGCGGCGCGCGGCGCGGGCGCGCTCGGCCTTCTTCTCCGCGACGGAAACATTGGCGAAGGGCTGCTTCCTCACGCCGCGCCTCCGTTCTGCATGGCCGCAGCGAGTACGCTGCCCGCGTGGTCCTTGTCGAGAGGTATGCTGCCAAGGTTCTTGGCGGCATCGACGGCGACCTGTGTCTTGGCGATCTGCTCCTGCTCGGCCATGGCCTTTTGCTGGGCTTGTTTCGCCGCCGCCACTTCCTCGTCGCTCTTCAGGCACGATTCAGGGCATCCGATCAGTTCCGCCAGCTTGACGACCATTTTGTCCTCGTCCACGCGATAGAGCGCGTTGGGCTTGCCGCCCTTGTTCATGGCCGCAGCCACGTCGAACACCTGCTGGATTCCGGCAATCGTGCTCTGCTTTTGAGCAAGGTGGATCGCTGACACGTATTCCACGTCCACGTCGCGTAGCTGGCTGCTCTCGTCTGGCGTGAGCGGCTGCGGCATGGCCGCAACCGTGTACTTCGCCATGATCGAGACGAGCGGATCGAGCAGTTCCGTGTCGAACAGCGTAGCGACCGGCGCCAGACGCTGCATGGCCTCGCGGACGTGCGCCTCGACCTCGGTTGCCGTCATGCGGCCCGTCTCGCCCCTGCGCACGGCGTCGATGACGCTGAAGGCGTCGTTGAAGAAGAGACGCGAAATCTCCTGCGCGGCGTCAGCCCGTTCCTCCCTCGCGCCTTCCGGCCCGGGTGGATTCGGAAAGACGGGAGCGACTGCGGCGGCCCGCTGCTCGCCGAAGCGGGCGTAGTTGACGGCGCCGCGATAGAGGCGCAGGCCTTCGTCCTTCAGCTCGTCGGTCGCCACGACCGGCGGCTCCGACTGACGACCGACGATGTTCAACTCGTCGTACTTGAAGCTCTGGCAGCCGCGCGCCAGATCGAGCGCGTCGATCCCGGGCCCAAGTCCGTAAACGTCGCCGTCCTCGCATTCCATGCGCGGCGCGACGATGGGCTTGACGCTGAAGCCGATCGCGCGGAGAAAGCCGTCGTTCTTATGTCCCGTTCCGCCCTTGAGCCAGAACAGCGACCGGTAAACGACATCTGAAGACATTGCAAGCTCGCGGGCGATCGGATCATGCTTCCTGTCGTCGCCCGTCGCGTTCGGCTCAATCAGGTTGCACACCTCGAAGCGCTTGACGGGATCCTTCTCGGCGTCGATGATGTACTTCGGTACGAGTTCTCGTCCGAAGTTGGCGAGGATCTGCGCGGCCGTCCACGCGAATCGGCGCACGCACTTGTCCACCTGTCCGTCGTCGCCCACGCCCAGCGCGTAGGTTCCGATCCGCAGCGTGGTCACGCGGGCGATGCGCGTCTTGTCAGCCACTACGACCATGCAGCCGAATCCGAACGTCAGCAGCTGCTTGTAGAGCCTGTTGAGCATCGGGTAGGCGTTCGACCGGCTGAACGTCCAGCGAGTCGCCTGGGTGATGTCGTCGAGCAGCTTGCGCTGTTCGTGCGTGGTCTCGCCGTTCGGCACCATGAAGTCCGGCAGCTTGAACCGGAACCACGGCGTCGTTGGGCTCGTCAGGTTGCCATGAAATCCGGCGGCGCCGCGCTTCATGCAGTCCATCGGCACGGTCGTCAGCATCCGGTGGTCGTCGTCGTGGACGTAGCCGTCGGCCATTTCGTCCACGCCCTTCGAGAGTCCCGGAATCGCAGCCGGATAGAACTCGCGCGCCACGTCCAGGAGAAGCTGCTTGCGCTTATCGAACACGTCGAAGAGCTTGCCTTCGACGTGGCGGCAGTGCTTGGCGATGAGCGAGAAGTCCATCGTCGCCTCACGATCCGAGCTTGGAGGACGAGCCGCCGAACGTGGACCACGTGGAGCGTATTCCCGACAGGCGGCTCCTCGCGAGCTTCTGGTTCTGCTGGGCGGCCTCGGTGTCCGCCGAAATGTCACGTGCCACGGCTGGCGTCACGACGTCCGCGACCGGTGTCGTCACCGCAGGTGCGACCGTCGGAGTCGTGGCCGCGCTCGCGTTCTGTTGCGATACCACGCCCTGTGGCGTTCTGGACGACGTCTTGCTTTTTGAACTTCCCATTTCGTGCATCTCCTTTCGCTGTGCTCTGCGTACGTGCGAGATTATAAACCACGTTTTCAAGCTTCAAGAAATTTCTCCAGAGCCCGAAAACTTAAAAGGTGCGAAAGGAACGCAATAAGCGCAATGAGAAAATACGGCCTTTGAAAAAAAAATTAAAATGGCCTATTTTGTGCTTGACACGTTTTCGTCAGCGCGCAAAAAGCCTTGTGGAAGCCTCTTTGCGGCCGGCCTTCTCCGTAAGCATGCCGTTCGGCGCGCCATCCTCGGGCGGCGTGAAGTAACGCAGCACCTCTTCGTCGGTCAGGTCGGCCATGCAGTCGATGATGTCGTCGTGTTCGATCGAGGTCTGGTCGCCCGTGTAGAGCATAAGTTCGTCCTCGACAAGCTCCTGGACGAAATCGTAAATCTGCGCTTCCGGCGGGCGTCCGTCCCCTGGCTCGACGATCCGCGTCCGCACCATGCGCAAGGGCAACACTATCTCCCGCTTGGCGAACGGCACCACGAGCCGCATGATGCGGAAGTCCTTGTTCGTGTTGTGGCGTAGTTCGCGGACGGTGAAGTGGTAGAGCCGCCTGTTCATCTCCATGTGCAGCGCTTCCACGTCGCTCATCGGCCCGACCTGCTCCCACCATACGCAGTCCACCTTGCGGGCGCCGCCATAGCGTCCGACGAGACGGAACAGCTCGGCGATCTTCTCGGCCAGGTTAAGCCGCGCGTGCACGCCGTCCAGCAGGTAGTACCGGCCGTCTCGGTTCCGTCCCCAGACTTCGATGCAGGTGTAGTCGCTCGTCTTCTTCTTCGACTTCGCGCCGTCAACGAATATCATGATGCGCATCTGCCGCCAGTCGATCTCGCCCGTGTAGTATTCGAGCCATTCGCGCCTGAACACGGTCTTGCCGGCCCGGCGCGGATCGCAGTCGAGAAGGGCGGCCGCCTGGTAGGGCCCCAGCTGCGATCGCTGCATCGCATACCACGACGCCTTGTAATGCTCGGGGAAGAGCGTGTCCCATCCGTCCGGACCTTCCTTGTGCGCCGGATAGACGAGCGATTCGTACCGCGGATAGTCGGGGTTCTTCGCCATCTCCCCGTAGATTCGACCGACGAGATCGTCCACATGCCATCTCGTAGCGCAAACGATGATGATGTGAGCCGGTGCGTTCGTTCGCGTGCAGAGGTCGGTCTTGAACGATTCCCATGTCTTGTCGCGCGTGGTCTGGCTCTCCGCCTCTTCGGCGTTCTTGCAGTAGTCGTCGATGATGATCAGGTTGCCGCCCTTGCCGGTGATGGATCCTCCGAGGCCCTGCGCGTACACGCTCGAAACGGAGTCCTTGATCTTCCATTCGTCTGTTGCGTTCTTGTCCGGATCAATCCTAATGCCTGGAAACACGCGCTTATACGCCTCGCTCTCGACGATCGCCTGTACATTCGCTGAAAAGCCCTTGACGAGCGACGAGCCGTACCCGCTCATGATGACGTTCGGCTGCATGTCCGCGCACATTCCGATGAAAAAGGCCGGAAGGGCGCGCGAAACGAGGTCGCTCTTCCCGTGGCGGAAGGGCAGGGTCACGATGAGATACGTGTCTTTCCCATGCCGGAAGTCCACGACAGCCCTTGTCAGACGTGCGCAAAGCTCGCGCGTGTGCCGCCCGATGTGAAGCGGCGACGGCATCCACCAGCAGTATTGCAGGAACGCCAGCAGGTTGCCTTGCGCGGCCCTGCGCAGCAGTTCGATCCTCGCTTCCCTCGCTCCGATCATTGCCTGACTTCCTCCGCCTCGACGTCGATTGTCTGTTCCTGTTCGATGATAGCCTTCAGGTCGGCGTCGCTCATTGCCTCGACACCTCGCGGCTCGAATTTCTCCGTATGGCCTGGCGTCAATATGGTTTCCTCTGGCGCGTTCAAGCCTTTCAACTTCGCCAGCACCTCGATTCCTTTCAGCGTGTCCCTGTCAAGTATGGCGGGCTTTCCTTCTTTCGTCACCGAGCGCATGGCCTTTGAAATCGCGTCGAATATTCCTTCCGCGATCTCTTCGCTTCGGCTCTCCCACATTTCGCGGTTCTTGCGCTTGTTCTCGCCAGCCGCCTCCGCGATCCGGCTGATGATGTCGGCCCGCTTCTGAAGCCTGCTCGCGCGATTGTCGATCGAATGCTTGCGGCGCTCGTCCGTGATCGCGATCGAGAATGCCTCGGAATATGCCTCGCGCGCGTTCTTGCCCAGCGCGACGAGCTGGCAGAAATGCTCTTCCATGAGCGTCAAGCCTAGTTTCTTCCGCTTCATCTCTGGACACTCCCGTCAACTCCCGAAAACCCCTGTTTCCGGCGGCCCGCCTGGAAGCCCAGCTTCTTCAGCCGCGCCGTGAAGGCCGCCGCCGGATTTTCGACCGCCTCGCCCGCGTTAATCTCGGCTCGGAACACGCCGAACTCGCCCAGCACCGTCGCCTCGCCGAGCTGGTCGATCGCCGCACGCCAGCAGCCGCGCCCCAGCGCCGATCGCAGGATCGTCGTGGTGGGGAACTCGCCGCTCATCAGCCGCCCGTCGTCCATCGTCCAGGACGGACAGACACATTTTTTGCCTGTTCCCCCGCGCGTGCGCGAGCGCGCACACGCGTCGGTGTCGGGTCGGTTAATATCTTTGATTGTATTATCTTCGGTAACGGTATCGGTATCGGTATCGGTAAGGTGCTTACATTGCTTACTCTTGCTTACTCCTGCTGACGCTTGCTTACTGTCGCTTACTTTGCTTACAGGCTCGGACGCATCTTCCACGTGGCTCTCGCGGTATCGCTGCTGCGCTTGACGGTTCTGTTCGCGGCGCCGTTCGGCCCGCTCCTTTGCCCGTTCCTTGTCAGCATCGCATAGCTTCGCGAGACGTTCCGTGTAAACGTCCACCTTAAGCTCCGGCACAATGAGCTTTTTCAGCAGGAGCACCTTTTCGCGGTCGGAGAAATCCTCCCCGAAGATGATGTCCTTTACCATTTCGGACAATACGATCATTGCATTGCTTCCCTTGCGGCTTCCTCTCCCTCCATTTCCACGCTGTGGCTGGCGATCCAGTCGATCTTGTCCGCCAGCGCGGACAGCGGCAGGACCTCGGAGAAGGGCGCCTCCGCCTCTCCGCGCTCCTGCCGCGTAATCTGCCCGAGGACGCCGTTCCCGCGCTCGTAGAGCCGGTAAACGCACCCTCCCGATATCGTCAGCCACACACGCTTTATCACAGCAGCCTCCTTTGCCTCGGGTCTTCCCTGTGCCTCTCGACGCGCACCTTCGGCTCGCGCCGCACCGGCGGCGGATCGCCGCTCAGCACGAACGTCCGGGCAGAGAAGGGCACCGGCGGCGCATACTCTTCGACCTCCAATCGCACAAGCTGGACGGCGTAGCCCGTCGTCAGGTGCGGCAGATGGCCCTTTAGCCACGTCCAGAACTCCCGGAAGTGGGCGCGCGCGGCGTCCGTCTGCAACGATGGCTTCTCCCGGATGTGCTTCTGAAGGTAGCCTCGAACGATCTTTTCCCGTTCCTCCATCGGCATCCATCCTAGAACGTAACCGTGGCCGTCAGCGTCGCCGCCGCCAACCAGTAGATGAACCTCCGCCAGTCGCCGCAAGCGGCGTACACGACAGCCGCAGCGACGTCCAGGACGATCAGCGCGACCGGAAATATCTTCTCAATCATTTCTTGCGCTCCTTCCTTGGCTTGTAGTGCTCGCGCATATACCCGGCCATGTACGCGTTGTTCATCAGCTTGCGCCCGTAGGCGCACGACGGATGCAGCGACGACATCCACTTTCCGAGGATGACGCACACGCCGAACCCGTCGCGCTTCGGACACTTCGCACATGGCCGGGCCTTCCTCATCTACAACTCCGCCTCGTCGGGAACTTCGCTGTCCGTGGTGTCGGCCGCCTTCGCCTCGGCCGCTTTCGCCTCGGCGCATTGCGCAAGACACTCCTTGTACAACTTGTCGGCCTCTGCATCGGATGCCGTGAAGCCCGTGTTCGCCACAAACGCATCGACAGCGGCTTCAAGGTCGCCTGCCCCGTAGTCGCTTATCTCCTGAACCATGTCCGCTACTGCGGCATCGACGAACCACTTTGGCCAGTCGCCGTCTTTCGCATGTTCGTCGACCCAATCGGTGAACTTTTCGCAGGCCTCGTCCCTCGCGGTCTGGAGCAGGTTTTCACGCCTCTTCGCCTCGCGTTCCTCCCGCTTCTCCTCCTTGGACTTCGCTTTCTTCTCCCCGATCGCCGGAGGCTCGTACCATTTTGCGACCATCTGGTCGCCGTCCTTGTAGACATACAGTGTCGTGTTTGTCTTCGTCTTGTGGTCGGTGGCGGAATATCCCCATTTTGGTTTCTTCCTGACGATCTTAACGCCATTCTTCTCCGCCTTGGAGACTGTCTCCGAGACGTGCGCCTCCTGCTTGTCGCGCCAGCACCTGTCGCACAGGCACCGCCCGAGCTTTGCGTTCTTTCCGCCGTCCTGGTCGAAGAGGTCGGGGCAGCATCCTGTGTTGTTCAGGCAGACGAGACAATCTGCGGTGTTGAACGCGGCGCTCTTCAGGTCTCGGCTCGCGTTCCTGAATCGGCTGCTGATCTGCTGCCATGTTATCGTCTCGGGAGTGCCGCCGTAGTAGTAGCTGTACCCCTTCGCATCCTTCAGCCTTTCCTGAATCTCCTCCGGATACGCCGCGACGTGTTCCAGGCAGTCGACGGTGAACTGCTCGCCGTCCGCGACACGCTTGCGCCACGACTTCGACAGCTTGCGCAGGTTCGCGCGTCTCGCTACCCATTTCTCTCCGCGCCCAGTCTCGGCCGCAATCTCGGCCTGTGTCATGCCGCCCTCGATGAGTCCGGCGATCAGGTCGGCCTCCATGAGCGGATCGACGTCCTTGCGCTGAAGGTTTTCGATCATCGTGACACGCTTCGCCGTCGTCACGTCGCAGTCGATCACGTCGCACGGGATCGGCGAAAGCCCCGCGTCCACGCAAGCCCTGAAGCGCCGGTGCCCGGCGACGACGAGGTAGAATTCCACGCCCCTTACCGGTTTCTTGTCGGGATCCTTTATCACGACAAGCGGCTGGATAAGCCCTATCTCGCGGACGCTCGCCGTGATGTCGGCGACGCTATCGCTCGTTATCTCCGGGCGTGGATTCCACGGCGCCGGCCTGAGCTGATGCGCAGCGGCTTCGATCCGCGTCCGTCCGAGCGCCTTCGCGCCATGTCCTGTGGCATTATCGTCCGAGCCGCGCTCGGACTTTTTCTTCTTTTTCATCTTTTTTCTCCTTGTGTTGATCGCCCAATGGCGTTAGGCGTTTTTACCTGTTGCGAAAGCTTTTCGGCCTGGCGGTCAAGAAACGCGACCGTGGGAGTCAGAAGTGCGCGGCAGTCCGGGTTCTCGCATCGCTTGCCACTTCCAGACAGACTCCAAATAAAAGCCCGTGTCCGATGTCCGCACCAGGGGCATTTGACGACGATGGTGGAGTGTCCATGCTCGCCCCAATAGCCGGATAGCTCGACCGGCTTTGTCGGTGCGTCCCTGAGTGGTATTTTATTATTGCCCATCCTCATCCTCCCCGAGCAATTCAACTTGCTTCGCGTCAAGCCTCTCCCGTATCTCTCGTGTGCTGGCCGCGTTCCGCGTCGAAGCCCAGCAGCGGTAAATATAACCGATGATCTCCATGGGATCGCTGAAGTCCTTTTCGACCTTCTTGCCGCTCGCCGTGTGGTATGTCAGCCTGATGTTCATCCATCCACCTCGCCTTCGTCCACAAGTCTCACGCGATCGCCGATAAAAAGCGTGTACCGTGCCTTCTGGAACTCGCCAAGCTCTTTGTGTTGCACGGGCACGTCGGCGCCGCTGAATGTGAATATCACGCCCTCGCCGCGACCGGCGATGAACCACATGCGCGGAGAGAAGCGGCCGTAGCCGTTCTGGAACTCCAGTACCGGCGTCTTTCCTTCGTGCATGCGCCTTGCCCAGTTCGCGATGCGTGTTTGCCAGTACGGCGTCGCCTCGCGGAACTCGACCTTCTTCATGCCGGAGTCGATCATCCTGTACCAGTGGCTCTTCAGTCCGAGGTGCAGGACGGCGCACTCGCTACGCTTCAGCCTCCTGTTCTGCGCTGCGATTGCGCCGGGGACAATCCTCGGAGGTCTTAGGCTACCCGCACAGATTGTCCCCGGCGTAAGATTCTTTTCGTTGTTCTCGTTGATCTTCCGCAAAAGGGCGGCGTATGCGACTTCGTCCTTGTCGAACGAGGTGCACAAGTCAACGACCATGGTCTCGTCGTAGCACTCCTCGCGGTTGTGGCAGTAGTCGCAATGGGAGAAGTCTTCGATGTGCATGTCGCCATCTGCTGATGCCATCATTTCGCACCGTCCTTTCTCTGCATGAGCGTCCTGGCTCCATCGAGCCAGTTGTCGATGTCGTCGATGAACACGCGCATCTTGCTTTCGTCGCAGTTCTGACTGATGATCTGGCGCAACGTCGCAATCATCGGCTGCGCCCTAAACACAAGGTCGATCGCTTTTACCGGCTTCATGACAGATCCTCCAGCCCTGGTTCTTCAACGGCGTTCTTCATGATATTGCACCACGCCTTTTCAAGCGTGTCGGCGGATTCGCAAACGTCAATAGTCCGCCCATCGCTAAGAAAAACAATCGTGCGGTCGGTATGGCCTATTATACCCACGACTTGAAGCGGATTTATGAGGAAGTCCACCGGACGCCCATAGCCGTCTCGTCTGGTCGCGCGTATCATTCCAAGAGGTATTATCATTTCACCACCCCGACTTTCTTGTTAAAAAGCCAGCGGGCAAACTCGTCGTTCGCGTCGAACTTCACAATGCCGTGCACCTGGTTTATGAAGTCACAAACTGCCTCTTCGTATGTGCGGTAGTGGAAACGGTTCTCGCGCGTCGCCGCTTCGATGCTGTCGGCGATCTTCTCGAGCGCAAAGCAAACTTTAAGTCCTTCGATAGTCACCTTGTCATAAGCAGTAGATTGCTTATAGCTCTGTGCTATCTCACGGATCCACGCCACGATGTCGTCAAGCGTCTCGTTCATGACTTCACCTCGCCTTCCTCGAGACTGTCTGCCAGCTTGTCAAACAATTCTGCGTGTCGTAGCAACATGTCATTGCCTTATTGCCACACAAAACGCAGTTCATGTAGTCGGCGCGGCACCGTTGCGCTTCATTCCTTGCTTCCTGCACAAGTTCTTTATCCATTGGCCACCTCGCTTTCGTCTTCGTCGTCCTGGGTCAGTTCCTTAAGCGCATCCTTTAGAGACTTGCCCTCGGCGTCTGCCTTTTTCAACCGTTCAACTATTTTGTCTTCCTTATGTCCTGCGCCCAGGAGTAGCCCAACGGCAAAGGCGACCGAGAACACAAACAACATCTGTGTCCCGACTGCGGTCATCATACCTTCTGTCATTTCCCCACCTCGCCTTTCGCTGCTTCGTAGAGCCATCTCGACACGCACCTTGCCGGGCTGTACCCGCATCCGTCGCAGGATTTGTTATTAAACCTGCGCCCGGCACACAGCTCGTTTTCTGGCCATGCGTCCGCCGCATCGTACGGGTTGTCATAGACGTCGCAGTTCCTCGGTGGCGCAGAGATTGCATTTCCGCAAATGGCATCAATCTCTTCAGCAAGGGCATTGTTGTATATGACACACTTCTCGCGGATGGTGACCAAGGCCTTGTACATCTTCGCCGCATTGACCGCGCCAGAACGCCCGATGATCCTTGCCGCTTCATTCGTCGAGCGGACATAGCACGATGACAACTTCTCGCGCTCCCGCTTCGTCGCCGCCTCGATGCGATCAAAGATACGGTTGAACTGCTGCATGGCTTGCATGTGTCCCAAGTCGTCCACATGCTTTATGCAAAGCTCGCGGAACATTCCTTCCGCCTCTCTGCGGATGTCCGCCATCGTCTCATTCTCGCTCATTTCCCCACTCGCTTTCATCCACCTTGCATGCATACCAGTCAGCCGTGTGCGTGGCGATGATCTGCGGCGCGAAAGCCTTCATCGCCGCCCGGAACTCGCCTTCGGAATACTCCTTGCCGACTCCCCACGGCCCCATGTGGAACATGATCGCCGCGATCTCCTCGCGCATCAGCTGGATTCCCAGCTCCGCCGCGATCGCAACGGAGCATGCCCCATGCCCGTGATACTCTGGCTGCACATACTCCCACGTCATATACATGCCCTCTACGGCGCGGTAGCACCGGCACTTCACGAGGTCATGCAGCAACCCAACGATATACGGCGACTCGTAGCGCGGCCAGCGTACGTTAAACGCCTTTGTCAGCTCGACCAGCCGTTGCGTCACATTCACGGAATGCTTCAGCAATCCTTCGCGCTTGGCAAGGTGATGCCCCTTGCTCGCCGGCGCGTCACAATAGCCGATAACCACCAACTCATTTTTGACTCTAATGCGTTCATCTATGTTAGCGAACGCATTCGTTAAATAATAGCCCGTCAACTTTTCAAAGTCGGACAAGCCCATGATTTTCTTCTCGCTCATCCCTTCACCTCGCTTTCATTTGAATTCGACAACATGCGTTTGCGGGCCGCGTTGATCTTCCTGTAATCGTCAACCATTGCCAGTATGCAACCTCCGCCTTGCATACTGCTGTCTATCATACGTTTGGCGATCTTTTCGATCTCATTGAGGGCAGCGTCCGTCGGGCGGTAATCGAGTGAAGCTCCAGGCTCGTGGCTATTAAGGGCAGCCGCGATCTCTCTGGCGAAATCCTCCGTGATTTTCACGGCTGGATTCGCGGATGTGTCGCACTCAATCAGGCGCTTGGCGTCCGCTTGAAGCGCACCGTATTCAACAAGGTATTTGCTCATTTCTCCACCTTGCCTTTCTCATGCTCTTTGCAGAATATCGGCTTATCCCACCGCACAAAGAATGATTCAACAGGGCAGCCAAAAATATCCTTTACCGTAAACTGCTTTCTCTTGTTGCATCCCAGCACGTGACAATAGGCACTTAGCAATTCCACGTTAATGTCTGCCGAATAGATGAAATTCGTTGTGCATGTTTTCCTGTAAAGCGTCTCGACCGGCCCGCAAACACTCACAATCCACTCGTTTTCCGGCGGCGAATCGTTTACTACTCGCGCCTTTACCGATTCCATTCCGTTGGTCACGATCATCAGCGCAACCACTAGATTAGTCATCACTGTCATTTCTTCACCTGACTTTCTTCTCCTGATTCGCCAGCTCCGTCTGGCGTCCGTCCTGGCGTTCCGCCAGAAGTCCTTTGCGTTCCAGCCGCTCGCGGATCGCAAGCCGCGTCTGCTGGTTTATCGTGCCCTCGGCGCCGTTCGCCAGGGTACGCAGTCCCTCGTACCATCCTTCCGGTACCTTCACATGTATTACCTGATCCATGCCTGTCTCCTGTTCTAGCCTTTCCTCGACAGCGGCGCATAGCCGTCCTTGCGCACGGCGGGCCGCTTGGCCCTTGGCGTCGGCGGCTCGCTCCTGGGCGCGCCGATCCGCGCGCGAAGGTACGGCCCGTCCGGTTTCTTGTCCGAAAGCGCTGCCACCGTCTCGTCCGTCCACCATTTCTTTGCGTAATCTTCCGTCACCTGGTGCATGACGCGTTCCATGAATCCGTGGATGTCCTCGAAGCAGAAAACCGTCTGCGTCCGCTTGTCGTCGCTCTCCCAGTTCCCCTGGCGCGCGCGCACCCAGCCGCGCTTCCACGCGGACTTCAGCACGGCGACGCTGATCCCGAACTGATCCTTGACCTGCTCCGGCGTTCCCCAGCGCATGTCGTACGGACGCTCCCGCGCGCCGAAAATCTCGCTCGCCGCCTCGCTCACTTCCCAGCCTCCGTCTTGTGGTTGAAGTATCTCATGCTAAACTCGACAGGCTCGCCATAGATATGCAGCCGCCGCGCAATTTCCTCTTCGTCCAGGTCGTTTATCGCGCTCCACGACGGCGGCGTCGCGTAAACGAAAAACAGGAGGATAACGATGCCCAGGATGACAAGTAGAATTTCTCCGATCAGCTCCCGGATCGCCTGATGCTGGAGCTTGCGCTTCAGCTCGCGTTCCTCGGGCCGCTCGGTTTCATTGTACCAGTCTTCAAGGTTCATC